TCTCCACCAAGAGAATTCTTCTCTCCCTAAGCGAAGAGCGAATGAATCCATATCATTTCCCTCTGGTAGTTTAAAGGAACCTACAAGATAATCATCCGCGTCAATCATCCAAGCATATTCTGCTTTTCCTTTTACATAATTCAATGCTTCTGTTCTAGAAGGACCAAAACCTTTCCATTCAGATTGAATTAACTCTCCTGGAATGTTCTTTTCTTCAAAGAACTTCTTGATTATATTCTGAGTTCCGTCAGTTGATCCTGTATCAACAACAACCCAGTAATCTATTGATTTGTAAACTGATTCCAAACATTCAAGAATGACATGAGATTCATTCTTCACAATCATAGCCAAAGACAATCGATACATTATATAAATCCTTTAATACTATTTATACTCTAATATTTGCTGCTTTATCAAAATATTGATTTACTATTGTTTCAATATAGTCAAGCTGTTCATTTGTGATTACAGGACTTGTTCCTAAAAAGAATGTATCTGTAGTAACTTTTGTAGATACTGGAAAATCTTTCTTTGCATCACCCGCATAGATGTCTTTGTATGCAGGCTGAAGAAGAATATTTCCACCAAAATAATTTCTAGTCTGAATCAAGTTATCTTCAAGATGCATTGTGAAATTATTCCTTGTCATATAGACCCCGTCGCGTACCGTAAGTGGAAAAGCAAACCAAGCAGGATCTGCTTTTTCTGTTGCCTTTGGTAGATGGAAAATATCTTCATATTTTGAAAAGATTGAATATAGTCGATTGAAGTTCTTCTTACGAAGTTCAATTATATTATCCAACTTCTTAATTTGAACAAGACCAATCGCCGCTTGCATATCAAGCGGCTTTAGATTGTATCCAATTTCATCGTAAACATACTTGTGATCAAAAATAACTCCTGGGAAACTTGGTAACCAGTCACTGAATCTCTTCTTGCACATCCCATCACGAAGACATGAAGCTCCCTTGCCAGAGCAATAGCAACCTCTTCCCCATTCTCTCAGACTCTTAATTACTGTCTCTTGTTCTTCTGTCCTACACGCAACAAATCCACCTTCACCCATAGTAATATGATGTGCTGGATAAAATGAACATGAAGCAAATTGCCCAAACGATCCTAGAAGTTTTCCATCGTATTTGCTGCCAAGAGCATCACAACAATCTTCTAGTAAAATAATGTCATATTTATCGACAATCTCCATCAAGCGATCCATATTGGGTGGATTGCCCAATACATGGGCAAAAATCAATACCCTTGCACCATTCTTTGCTGCTTCTTCTACTTGATCTAGATTAAGATTTAAAGTATCAAGTTCAATATCTACAAATATTGGCTCAAACCCATTTTGAATAATTGGATTTATTGTAGTAGGAAATCCAGCAGCAGGAGTTATGACTCTTGTTCCTGGTTGAAGCCCATATAATCTTTTAGATTTAAGCGCAGAAATCATAAGTAGATTTGCACTTGATCCACTATTAGTTAGTGCCCCATATTGCTTTCCAAGTTTCTCTCGGAATTGTCTTTCAAAACGAATTCCGTTAGTTCCAAGTGCCAACCACCCATCAAGAAAGCATTCAATTCCTGCCACAAACTCTTCTTCGTCAAAAAAAGAGCCAGCATATTGCACTGGATCTTTTCCTGCTATCCATTGTTTTTTATTTTGATTTATTTTTAATTCAACTAATTCTTTAATTTTTTGGTCGATTTCATTTTTAAAAATATTCAGATTTATCATTAAAATTTTTCCATAATCAATCTTTGATTAATTCATCAACAGTATCATATACTGTATATTTAGGTGTATAACCTAACTTAAGAAGGTTTGTGTTGTCAAGATACATATTTTCTATTTGAACAATTTTATGAAATTCTGGTGGTTCTATTGGTATAATATTACTTACTGACTTCAATTTATTTTTGCAATAATGAATAATATCCCCAATCTTAACTGGTTCTGAATTAGAAATATTAATTATAGACTTGTTTGGACCATAGTCCAAACATAATTTAATCGCTCTACAACAATCATAGACATGCATATAATCTCTAACTATATTTCCATTATTATAAAGATAAACATCTTGATTATTTTTTAATCTATTAATCATATACTGCAATGCATTCTTCTTTTTACATACTTTAGAATCATTTTTTCCAATTATATTTGTCAATCGCAATATTCTATAATTAATTCCAAATGTTTCACAATAAGATGCTAGCATTTTTTCAGCCGTATATTTTGTTATTGAATAAAATCCAGTTGGATTACATATTGAGGTTTCTTTTGCTGGAATTTCTTCAATTTTTCCATATACAAACCATGAGCTTATAAAGTTAAAAGTAATATTTTTATTATCTTTACATTTTTCTAATACTTCTATTAGATGAATTAAATTTGTTTTTATATCAATATAAGGATCAGAATATACATTGTAATTATCAACTGTACTTATTAAGTATAATACATCGTTAGTCTTTGGAATTTTATCTTCTTTGCTTATTAAGATATTATCTGGAAAAAGCTTTAAAAAATTGGATCCTATAAATCCAGTTCCACCATATACTGAAATCATAAATTATCACCTACTATATTTCTGATTGCCAATCAACAAATGGAGATAACATATCACCATGTGTAGCTGCACCTGGCATTGGTGATATTAATATTCTTCCTTTTTCCATTAAGGAAAGAAACAATAAAAAATTCAGTGGAATTGAAAAATAATTTTCGTTTTTATCTTTTAAAAAACTTATTATTATATCATAATCATTTTTCAAAGTTTTTACTTTAGAAGCAAATGTCATACATGTTGATGGTGTAGTTCTCCAATAGCATTTATCTCCACAATAAATTTTTGATTGCAAAAATCCATATCCACATCTTTTTTCAAAAAAACATATTTCTTTTTTATAATTTATATTATAGTGTGTATTATATTTGTCTGGATGATCATATAATGTAACATAATCTACATTAAATTTAAATCCATCCGTTAAAATATCTTTGGAATTTTTTGAGTGAATATAATCATTTTCTACAAAATAAATTATATCATCATCATCATTATATAATGACCTATTTAAAGCATATTCAAAACTTCTAGAATTTCCTAAATTAGTTCTAATATTATCTACTTGTAAAGAATTAATCCATTGATATGTTTTATCACTAACATTATCTGCTATAATAAAGATTTCATCTGGATTAAAATTATTTAAAAAATTGTTTAAACAATTTTCGTTTGTAAAATATTCTGGTCTTCCTGTTTTATTGTTATTATCTGATATTCTATAATAAACTTTTATCATAATTAATTTCCTTTTAAATTATTGTTAACTATTTCATATGCTTGTTTTACATGAAATTTACCATGAAATCCAAAACTTTTTGTCAGATCTGGATATAAATCAGAAGTTGCTTCCGTTGAAAATTTCCTTGCTGTATTTAAATCTGCAAATATTATTCCACAATCTATTAGATTAAAATAATTATTTGAACATAACCATAAATCTTCTGGAGTATTATTGTTTTCGGTATAGTGTTGCGATAATTTCTTAGCCTCAATTAAAAACTTTTTACTTCTCAAACAAAAACCACCATTTCCAACAAAATTGTGATGATCCTTTATCCAAGTTAAACCCCTATTTTGTCCAACATACCATGGTGCTCCGATATAATCATATTTTAAAAAAGCGTCATCCCATAAATGTGGATTTATGATAAATCCGTCATCATGAACAATCAAACAATAGTCTGTATTAATATACTCAACTATAGTTTCCATGCAAAATTTGTTATATTTGAAATAATTTAATTTTTCAATTTTAATTTCTTTAATCCTGGAATCACCTGTAGTTTCTACATCACAGTTAAAGAAAATTGTTTCGGCAAAATCAAAATCTTTTAAACAAATTTCTAATGCTTTTTTTGTTGAAAAATTTCTATTTCCAATACCATCTATTGCAACTAAAGTTATATTTTTTAATAGCTTCATAAATTATTCACTAGTATACCAAAAAAATACTCTGTTGTCAAACATTTACATGATCTGAAATATCATAACAATTTATAAATTTTGGATTTATAAAAATTTTAGCTTCTCCATTATTTAATGTTTCACAAAAAGGAACCCATTCACATATTTGCCAATTATCTTTATATCCAATATGTTGAGCATTAGTTAGTGATGCAATTTTTATAAAGCCCATACCACCAAATGCCGATTTAACTTTTATAGGTTGTTCATTTTCATTAATTTTAATGAATCTAGATCCAACAAAAATTTTATAAGCATCTTCATATGACATAAAATTTGGTCTATCTATAGTTGCCATTCTCCAACAATCATATGGCATCCAAGTTTCATGCCTCAATGCCCATAGATCATAATATGCAGATGGCTGATTAGCTGTAACCATATCCCAATCAGTAAATTGAAAATTACTTAATATTGCTTCTTTAGTAATTTTATTTTTACTATTAACATCATCCATATCTAAAACAAGAATATAATCATAATCATTATATTTTTCTTTGGTTATTTTTAAATATTCATTTCTTGCTAATGCTATCCTTTGTGTTCTTAACCTTATTTTATTTTCAATTGAGCCAAAAGAAATTATATCAGCAATAAAATTATTATCAGAACATAATTTTTGAAGTTTATTTAAAGTATTATCTGTTGAATCAGATTCCACAAATATAAATTTTACATCTTCAAATAACTTAACTATTGTTTTCAAATTATCAAAAATTCCATCTAGATATTTTTCACAATCTCTTATTGCTCCACATACAACTATTTTTTTATTCAATTTAGACATTTAAAACCCTCTTAAATAAGTTATCACAATATGGTTTTGCTTTTTCAAAATTTTCTTTTATTCTATTTAAATTTTGATAATAATATTCTTCAGTAAATTTAAAATTTAATAAATCATCTACTTTTATCCAATATGAATTATCAAAAAAGTCTGATATATTTGGACAACCCCAATAAACTGGAATTGTTTTTGTGATCAAACAATCAATTAGTTTTTCTGTAAAATAGCTTTTTTCTTGCGTACTTTCAACGACTATTGAATACATGCTGTTGAATAAATGTATTTTATTATCATCTGGTAAAGTTGGTACATTTGGAATCACAAATCTAGTAGAACTATAAAATCTTTTTGGCACATCAATTCTATTTTGATTCTGAAAAATAGCATGTCTTAAATTATACCCTGGCTTACCAGCAAGTGCTCCACATACCATTGAAAGACTTAATTCTTTCTCTATTGATCCAAGATCTTCTGTAAATTTTCCAAATGAATCTGGGTGATGCTTGGATTTATTTAGCCATGTTGTTCCATATGGCATAAACACGGCATTAGAACAATTTGCTAGTACATCTTGATTCGATGTAACTATTTTATCATATACTTTATGATGCTTTATAATATTTTCTAAGGGTTCTACCCATCTTGATGTTGTTGGTTCATTTACATGGCAAAATATTCTTTTATGACTTTTATCATAAACAAAAGTCGGTTCACCCCCTGGTATTGGATTTGTCCCGAATCTTGTAAAATGTATTTCTGTAGGTAAATCTACATCTGGGATTTCTTCTGGAGAAATCATATAATCTGCATTTAATATAATCGGTTTCATGTGTTAACCAAAAATTTATTTCCTGGACTTTGGAATAAAATTTGAGCTTCATTCATTCCCATCTTCTTTAGTGATTCGGTTTTAGAATCCCCATCAGCCAAACCCATAGTAATCATTGGTTCACCACCAACAACAGGAAGCCCAGGCCATACACAGTAAGCATTACTAAGACAAGCCATCCTAATTCCAGTATTTTCTTTTAAAATCTTTTCAAATATCTTCATTAGAACCTCATGATCAAACAATGTTTCTTGCTCTTTTTCTATTCTTTCACTGGCTTCAATCCATGCGTATAAGAATTCCAGCCCCTTTGGTGTGTTGTTTACATACACTGGTGAAGCCTTTGGGATTCCAATCGTTGGATCTTCTTTGGTTGGAATTTTTGGAAATGCCATACCAATATCAACATTGTCTTTGAAGTTATCAAAAACATCAAGTGTTTTATGGACTATTGAATCTATATCTAACCACACTAATGGTTTTCTAATTTCATTCAACAATTCTAAAATAAATCTTGGTTTTGATAAACAATTTGATCTATAAGAACCTTTTGACTTTTTCTCTCTGATAATATGTGGTATAGAGAGATCGTCTAGATTCTTAATCAAGCGTTTTGCGTGGTCGCTGTAGTATGTACGACCATCAACATCAGAATAAAAAGAAATCACTGGAGTTATCATAGCTTTAGTATTTATACCTCTTGTATTAATCTATAAAGAACATCATCTGCATTTTCCATCTTATTAACTTTGTCAAAGTTCTCCTTTACAGCCTCAAGTTTACTTTGATAAAGTTCTGGAGTCAATGTTGAAATATCAAATTCAGAATTCAATGTTATAATCCCATCTGAATTAAAATATTTACTAATATTGTTGGTTCCCCAATATATTGGTATAGTTCCCGTGGCAAAGCAATCAGTAATCTTTTCTGTGAAGTAAGTATCATACTTATCATTTTCTATAACTAAAGAAAACATATAATCATTCAAAGCTATAGATTTATCACCCCAGGGTTTTTTTTCATGACCAAATCTTGGAGAACCTAAAACACCACCGTAAAAATCAACTTTACCATTGAATTTTTCGGCAACAAAATGTCTTAATTTGTGACCAATAACCGTCTTTTTTGGAGAAGCAATCATTGATACTAATTTTGTTTTTGGATAGATTTTCTTTTCTTCCATCCAAGGTAAATTGCTCCCAGCAAAACTGAACTTGAAGTTGCTATATCTATCGCAGATTTCTCTATCCGAGAAAAATACTGCATCGTAACTTTCATTTATCTTTTCTATATTTTCGCCAAATACATCTTTTGGGAAGTACATATCATAAAAAATCGCTCTGGATTCGCAAATCCAGGCGATTTTCTTTTCCCCAGGTTTTTTCTTATAGTATATGCCATGTGAAATGGCAGCATCTATAAAAACTTTAACTGGTGCGTCTTCTTTTGTCCAAGAAAATAATCTTGGTGTTAGATCTGAGCAAGAAGATTGTGTTGTGTCAAAAGGTGCTCCAATAGCTTGCATTATATCCATATAGGTCACTTTCCTATATGGTATTTAGGCACAAGTTCCCATTCATTTTTGTCTTTGTGTGATAAAATTTTAAGTCTAGCCAAGCTTAACTGAGGATCTTCATAATCCTTTGGGTTAACTGCTTCACATAGACCCCACTCCACCAATAATCTAACTATTGTATTTCTTCTTGCTATATCTTCATCGGACAAATCACTTTCAAGATCATCCAACAAAAACATCTCTTTAAAGTGTAAAATCCAATACCTTGATCTTTTGTGTAAAATATGACAGGATTGAAATAATTTCTTTTCTTTTTTAGAGGAAACCCCTACGCGGGTTAGAGTTTCTTTTATTTTTAAAAAGTCTTCTTTCGATCTTAACTTAATTTCTACACCCAATCCATCCATTATTTCATCTACTTCATCCATACATAAAAACTCCGTAAAATTATAAAATATTTATATAATAAAATATTTTAGAATTTACCAAGCTGTTCCCGTATGAATACCAGATCTTCTTGTTTAAGCAGAGGCAAAACATCCTTTGCCTTATTTTTGGAATAGTTATAATATTCCATAACATCTTTTAGATCCTGAGATTCTACTTCTTCCTTTACCCATTTGGCAAATCTATTCTTCTTCTTTATGGTGTAGAAATAATAGTCATATTGCATCTTTTTGGGTAAATCGTGAAATTTATTCATAAAATTCACATGAAACAGACATTCCGAGAAATATGACAAAGACTTATTTACCACAAATGGACCATAAAACTTCTCAGAATTTGGGTCATTATCCATCAAATTCTTCTTGGTTGAATTAATAGATTTTAGAAAATCGCCTAAATTCATTATTTGAACTCACAAGTCATCATAATCTGAACCATACAAGCCATCATATGGATTTCTAGGTCCGCTACACGGCTCATATCCTTCTGGTATTCTCCAAGAATAAGAATAGCCTGTGGAATGCTCTGTGGGCTTAAAACGCCGTATAGAGCCTCGTAGAGCCTCCTAATAACATCCGTTTCACTCAAATGTTGATTATTGACAATCCACTTGCGAACTTCTGGTAGATTTTTGGTCTTAAGGAAGCCAACAAGAGTCTTAATTTGCTCTTCTGAGAGATTTACTAGAATACCATTATCAATATTTCCAGATGTGCCATATCTCTGCAATTCATTCAGGATTCGCCTCATGTCTGGGAAATACTTCATAATAAGTTGACTCAAAGTCTTCTTATCGTATGAGATTCCCTCTGTGTCTAGAATATGACTACATCGATTCATCAATTGCGCTGCAATATGAGGTTTTTCATCCGTAGGGATATTAAAGTCAATACAGGTACAACGAGAATGAATCGGTTCAATGATTCTGTTCTTATAATTACATGTGATAATGAATCTGCAATTATTTGAGAACTCCTCAATAGCACCACGAAGAGCAGGCTGAATACTTTGCGCGTTTGAATAATCAAACTCGTCTAGGATGACTACCTTTCTGGTATTTTCCTGAAAAGAAACTGTGCTTGCAAATTGCCGAATCTTCGTCCTCAGAGTATCAATATTTCCGTCCTCTGAACAATTGATCATGATCCAGTCAGCACCAATCTCATTACAAAGAGCCTTGGCAACCGTAGTCTTTCCAGTTCCTGCGCTACCAGACAATAGAAGATTTTGTGGTTCCTTTTTAGCAACCATGTCCTTGAAGGTTTGCTTCAAGGACTTGGGAAGGATGCAATCTTCGATTGTCTGTGGACGATACTTTTCCACATACAAAAATTCTTCACGCTTTTTCATAGTTTACTCCGTGTAAAAGGAGTCTGGCTCCATTGCAAACCAATAACGAAGATTAATATTCTGATTCTCAAACTGACCAGCAATATTCTTAGAGAAACTGACTTCATAATCCCCAGGGAGGAGGCGAATATTATCAATCTTGAAGTTCAGTTCAAACTCTGCTCCATTAGAATCACCATCAAGAACAACCTTATAATTGTTGCTTGTAGGATCCTTCAGATCGGTTAGATATGCATAAATCTCAGAACCTTCACTTCTAAATGAGAGATCTGGAAGTTGAAGAATAGAAGAGATTCGATGAAGTTCAGTCAGAAGTCCATCTGGAATCTGAACGGTAACACTCATGGGAGGCATACTCACATCCTTCTGTGGATAAGAAAGAAGTCTTGCCTCAGAATAACAATATGTTACGACTGAACCGTTCGATCCAATTATCTTAACACTCTTCTCACCAAACTCAAAATGAGGATTGCTGAAAAGACTAATAACACCAAGGAACTTGTTAAGATCCCAAATTCCAAACTCTACATCAAAGGTTTCTTCGATTACTGCTTCTGCCATTCCGCTCTTTGAGGGAGTGATCGTCTTGATCACATTACCTGGCTTCACAAGAATATTAGAATTCATTGAAGCAAAATTCTTAAGAATAGACAGTGTGCTCTTACTGATTGTAGTTGCTGTAGACATCATAGTTCACCATTATATACATTTCACTCAAAGTCGTCAAGGTCATCTTCGTCAAGATGTTCATGGTTTCCCTCCATGAAATTTCTTAGTTTATTCTTATAACCATTTCTTTCTGACGCTCTTTATTTATCTTTGACTCTTCGGTCAAAACTCTTACTAACTCTTTTGTGTTCACCCTTACCATTTCTACTATTTGACATGTTATTTTTCATAGTTCTGCCCAAACAAATTCATCATCATCTCTAACTCTTGTAAACATTCTACCAGAAACCGCATCTAACCACCGATCACCTTCGTTGGTATTTGATGGTTCGTCTTTACTAAAGTAAAATTTAGTGCTCGTTTCAAACTCTCTCCAACTGGTATTCTTTTGAATAGGTATTTCATCTATAATTGTTGCCGTGGCGATATATTGTTTACTGTTGTATCGAACAACATCACCAACATTATAAACATTCAATTTACCATTCTTATCATATTTTCTATAATTGCCCCGTAGATTAATTTCTTCTGCTGAGTAATACATGTTATGTTACCATTTTACTGAAATTATTTTTCTTTTCGAACTGTAAAATATTAGTAAATTTGTCTGCTATTTGGTCTGCTTTGTGGCTAATAACAAAAACATTAGAACTATTATTTCCCAATACATTCAGTAGTTTCATTACTTCTTCTGTTCCACCAGCATCAAGGGATGAATCAAAAACTTCGTCTAGAATAAGTAAATTGCAATTTACACTATTTTTAAGTCTTGCGATATCCCTCCATGATAATAGTAAAGAAAGATCTATTCTCATCTTTTCCCCTTCACTAAAATTCATGTAAGAAAATTCATCTCTATTTCTACTTTTGATTGACTCATTAAATTCTTCATTTAAATAGAACTGAACAAAGAAATCCATGGCTTTCAAGTATTTATTAATGTTCTTGTTCATGGTGGGTAAATAATACTTAATGATTTTAGATTTTACCCCACCATCTTTCAATAAATTGTATGCTAAATCAAAATTAATTAATTCCTTTTTCTTATATTCTTTATTAGCTGATAATTTATTGTATTCGATTTTAGCCTCTATTAATTTATTTTCTTCTTGATCAACTTCGACATTATTTGAAGAATCTGTATCCAATTTACTTTTAAGATTATTTAAAGAAACTTTATACGCATAGGCTTCTTTTTCTATTTCGTTTATTTCTTTATCAAGATTAGAATTATAAATTTTATCATTGTTTATGATTTCAAGATCTTTTTCCAATTCCCCAATAGCATTCTTAAATTTACCCCTTGCGTCGGAAATATTTGAAATCTTATCTTCAATTTCTACAATATTCTTTTTCTTTGTTTCTTCTGTTATATCTCCCTTGCATTTAGGGCAAGTTGATTCTTTTTTATAAAACTCAATTTCATCTGTAGCAATCTCTTCTTTCGAATCAAGTTGTATGAGAAGTTTATTTAATTTCGATATTTCTTTATTAATTGATTGTTCCTTTGAAATATCAATATTCTTCTTTTTTTCCTTTATAGAATCAATTTGTCCATTTAATTCTTTTAATTTTTCTAATTTTTGTTTATATTCATCAAGAAGATCTTGTTTATTATTCGGATTATTATTCTTTGTTTTCTGAATAATAATTTCTTGGTATTCTATCTTTTGTTTCTGATTTTCAATCTTATAAGTCATGTCTCGCAGCTCTTCCTTACATTCGGAAGTTTTTGTCTTTAATAAGCTATTCATAGTACTAAAGATGTCTATGTCCAAAATATTTTCTATGACAAGTCTACGGTCTGCTGCACTTAGTTGCATGAACGGAACAAAAGAAGAGCTACCAAGTATTACTACTTGAGTAAATGTCTTATAATTCATTTTGAGAATATTCTTTTCTAATAAATCTTGATAATCAGACGATTTTGCATCTTGATTTAAAAGAATATCATTTTTATAAATTTCGAATAGTCTAGGATATAGACCTCTACGAATTTTATATTCGTCATTTCCAATCTGGAAGAATATTTCAACTACACTCTCTTTAGTATTAATTGAATTTTGCAATTGTGGAATATTAATCTTCCTAAATGGCTTACCGAACAAAGCAAAGGTAATTGAGTCTAGTAAGGCAAAAGACTTACCGCTACCATTTGACCCTGTTATTAATGTAGTTCCATTTTTGGTTAAGTTTATTTCTGTGAACTTATTACCAAAGGAACCAAAATTCTTAAATCTTACTTTCTTGAATATTATCATTTTCCAAAACCTTCTCTGGAAGGATCATAGATCTAAACTTTGTTTTTTCAGTTGTCTCTTCCCGAAACAAAAAATCATCAGCAGTCTTTTCTTCACTCATAATGAAATACTTTCTAGATATAATTCTTTTATAAGATCTTTCATTGCTTCTTTGTCAGCGATCAAATCATTGTTATCTATTTCTTTAGCAATTATAGTAAGAGTATCCTGAGTCACATCTATTTCATCATCCATTTCTTCTTGATTATCAAAATCCTCTATAAGAGTGAATTCGTGTGGTTCATTTGACAGAATATAATCAACATATTCATCAAATTTTTTTCTTTTCTTTTTACTAGCAACTACTAATTTTATATAACAACCTTTAATATTTTCTGGTGTTAGTTTTTCTACTTCAATGTCTGTATTATCGTCGTATTTTAAGACATGGAATATTTTTCTAGTATTTTCGACAAATTCAATTTCTCTTGTCTCTGTATCTAGTACATTGAAGCCTTTCTTACAATTGACATCACCAAAATTCATTTGATATTGTGAACCAAGATAATGAATATTGCCCTTAGATTGTCTTATGTGAAAATGACCAGATAATACTTTATCAAACTGGTTGTATACTAATGGATCTATTCCCGTGATATGTCTAATTCCACTTACTACTTCGAATCCATTGATTTCAAAATGCCCAACAAGAATAGAAGCAGCCGTACTCTGAATGAAATCCAAGCAATCGTCTTCGTTATCATAAGTAACCCATGGCACAAAGCCTATTTTTAATCCTTCAAAATCTAATTCTCCAGGTTCCTCAAATATATTAAATTTAGTATATTGAGAAAATAATTCCTTTATAGAATTTACCTGATTTGTATTTTTGAAATAAGTGTCGTGATTTCCAATTGTAATATGTAAATTAACATCATTTTCTTCAAAAAATGATGCAAATCTTTTATGTACTTGATTTAAAGTTAAAAAATTCACATATTTTCTACGATCTAAAAGATCCCCCATGTGAATTACATTTTTTATGTTATGTTCTTTGACATATGGAAAGAATTGTTCTTCAAAGAACTTTAAAGATTCTTCTAAAAAGAATTGAGAGTCATTTTTATATCCAAAATGGGTATCAGATATAATTGCGATCTTCATTTTTTCTTTCTTTTCCTTTTATTTGGCTTATTTGTTTCTTTATCTAATTTTTCAAGATCATGCTCTGAGAGATAAAAATTTCTTTGAATGAATTCTGAAAATGTCCCAGATTCACTGCTTTCTTTTAGCCAATCTGTGTATTTCCGATCTATATCTGATCTTTCCATACACTTAAATTTAATATATGCTTGTTTTTTCTCCTTTTCTATTCTTCGGAGAAAAGCATAATATATTATTTGTGTAAAATACGAGAATGGGTTTTCTGATTTTTCCTGGTCAAAATTATGGGCATATTGTAGACAATTTTCTACCCCATCACTTACCATATCCTCTCGGAATGGATAATTTATGAAATTTGGTCTTCTAGATAACCGATCTGCTATCTGATAAAAACATAATCCGATGTAATCAGTCACTGGTGGTAATGGCTTACCATTTTTTCTGCAAGAATTTACGAGATCTTTCCAATCATTCATTGCAGATAAAAACTGATCATTATCAATGTAATGTTTGCTCTTCTTTTTCTTTTTATCTGTTTTTGACATGCCTAATTATATCAAGGATTTTTAGAAAATCAAGTAAAAAATTCAAACTTTTTACTTGACAGGTTTTATATTCTCACATATAATGATTGTGTGGGAATCAGAAGAGATCTAGGGTCTAGAGGTTCTTTAAGATACTATAAGTACTATTGGGAACCATTTCAATAGTCATCACTAGTTGGGTCAGGATTCCAATCCGAGAATTGATTTCCGAAATCGTCTCGGTTTTTTTCATCTCCAGTAAATTTATTCTTCTTCTTCACTTCATCTACCATTTTCTGAAGTGTCTCTGGTTCAATAATACCAGCAGTAATCATATTCATGATTGCCTCAGGTGGAATAATCATATTTAAATAAATCATTGGTCTTTCCTGTAATTCTTTTGGAATAAAAGAGTTTACTTCCGATTCCTTTTTTCTTCTCTTCTTTTTTCTCTTCTTTGCGAAGTACTCTTCCTCAGCAGACTCCATGTGATTATAATAATCATCTGGTAAATCAGAAGAATCATTCAATAAATTGTCTAACATATTTGAAAGATGATCCTTAAGTGATTCTGGATTATTTTCCAGTTCTTCTTCTATTTTTGAAGTATCATCTTCTCTCTTTTTCTCGTCATCATAAATCTCAGAGCACTTTTTGCTTGGTTCTATGATGGCGATTATTTTTTCTTTCTTGATATCAAGTTTCTTGATATCACTGTTGTTTAGCCAATCCTTCATAAAGGTGACATCAACAGCAAGACCAGAATCACTAGACATTGTCGAATTTACAAATACCATTGGTCTTTCAAGAGTTACTGTATCTTCGTTTTCAACGATGTCAGCAATTAGTTCTTCACCACTACTTAGTTTTACTATTTTATAGTTCATGATTACTCCTAAAGACGAATTTTCTTGATCGTATAGTTGAACTTCTCTTTAGTATATATGTTGATTCTCTCATCCATATGTCTGAGGGTATGGTTCTTGTATGACTTCCAAGACAAATCATCTGCAATATCAAATAAGATCACTGAATCTTTAGTTTCAGACTTTCTAAGACCTCTTCCGATTGACTGTAGAACACGAACTACAGATTTTGATGGAGAGGCAAATATCACTGCGTTTATGTTCTTTATATTTATGCCAGTGGAACATGTCCCATAAGAGGCTACCAAGACACTGTTATCATGTTTATCAACAATGTGTCTTATTTGTTCTCTTTCTTCTATATCAGTTTTCCCATAGATCATGAATACATCTTTATTTGTTGTTTTCTTGATCATATTATGTAATGGTATACCATGTTTATCGACATAATTGAAAAGAACCAATACATTTCCAGGAATCATTGAACATAACTTTGTTATGAACTGATTCCTTTTATCATTTGTTACTAACCATTCCATTTCATCCTGATATCTTGCTTTCTTGATATGTTTGTATTGATTTTCATCATAAGAAAGCAAAATAGAATTAATTGTTAGCTTTGAAAGAATGTTATCATCCATCAAAGCCTTTGTTGTTGTTACTGAATGTACTCTACCGAATAACCCTTCGATCATCAACTTGTGGGCTTGTGTGTTGTCTAATGTTCCAGTTGTTCCGATCCTAAATGGAGTGTCGGTCAATTTTTTCATGATCATGGAAAGTGATTTTGCCTTATATAAATGTACCTCATCACCGAATATTCCATGAAAATTTGCAAAGTAATCTTGCGTTTCTCTGAAGATACTTTGCCATGTTGATATTGTAATTCTTTTTGATGAAATCTTTTCTTGACCCTGAAAGATTAAATGTATCTGTCTCAAAAGAGACTTATCATAATTGGAGTAATCTTTGAAATCTGAAGCTAATTGTGTCACAAGACCAGTCGTCGGAACAACAATCAGATACTTAGTTGATTCAAAATTCTCTAAAAGAAATTTTAGAGTCAAGTAAATAATCAATGATTTACCAGAGCCAGTTGGGGATATGAGAAGTATTCTATTATTCTTTATGGCTTCCTTGACTGCTTCTAATTGATAATCATGTGGTATGATTTGTTTTTTTCCAGAATATACCACCTGTGATTTTAACCAATCATCAATAAATTTATCATCAAATGGAATTTTTTCGAAGCCTTCGATGGTATATTTGTATGAGCGTTCTTCAAGAAATTTTGTTACATAGTCGAGCAATCCAACATATATCAGTCTAGATGCTAGATTAAATAATTTTATGGTTCCATCCCACCTCTTTTTCTTAAAGGCTGGAGTGAATTGATGATTTGGAACTTTAAAAGTAAAAAAAGAAGAAAGTTCTCTTGCATATGCGTCTTCGCAATGCACCTTCATAAAAACTTCATCTATCTTTTCTATCTTGATCATCACATTCCTTGTGTGAATTTTATCCAATCAATAGCGGCTCTAACAGCCCACATTTTATTTGACACAGCCTTTATCACTGATTCTAAATAATCTATTTTTTCTTTCTGAAGAGTAATTTTTAGATTCATTTCAATTACATCTTTATCCGAATCAATAAACTTATCAAGATCCTGTCGAAGAATGGCTAACTCAAAAGGTTCCCATCCAAGTTCAGAAAGTTGTTCTTCGCTTATCTTTCCAGAATAATACAACCATTTGTTTCTTTTTAGAACATTGAGTTCTGAAATATATTTTGAATAAATTAATTTCTCATCAGTAAGCATACAAAGATATTTGTTGTGCTGTTGTGGTATAACCGTTGCTTCATAGTCGAGATTTGTTTTGTCAATTTTTATATCTTTCTCGACTTCATTGCGAATATCATGAATGTTCATATTATTGAGTGTAATCTGTTAAAATATCAAAGTGTGTGTAGTTAAATACAACCGATGCAATAATAGGATCAGTATCGGGAGAAGTGACATCAAAATCTAATCCAGAAAGAAATGATGGAAATATGTTGTAGAATTTGAATGATAAAATTGGTAAAGAATTATTATTCAATATCAACAGCATGGCATCAGAGGTTTTTTGTTCCTCTTTCAATCTTTCATAGTTACCACTCCAAGGCGCAATTTGAGTTATCCAGTTAAAAATTTCTCTATAATTTACCATATTTTCATCAACTGGAAAACTTATTTGCAAATCTTCAATGACATATCTATTTCCAGGTCTTACCAATTCAATACCACTGGGATTTGATTGTAGAGATTGACCAAGACTGATTGATGGTAAATTGACTCTCTGTAAATAATAAGTTACAGTTGGACATCTTGTCAGAATAAAAACAAACTTATTCTGAATTAAATAATTTGTATTCTCTGGAACATTAGGATTTGAAGATAAAAAATCCCCAGGGAGAATACTTTTAATGTCTGCTGGTATATTGCTCGGGTTGAACATATACTACTATTTATAAAGAAACAGGCTGGTCTTTCGACCAGCCTGTTTTTTACTGATATTAAGAGCTATCAGGATCCTGAGTCAAGACCTGAGTCAAGACCATGAAGATTTACAACTCTTGATAGACGGTAGTAAACATTGCTGTTTAAATCCAAACCATCGGTGAGAGCGTTTTGACCAGCGAAGCTGTCGCGACCCTTCGCGAATGGATTGGCGACAAGACCGTAACGAGTCTTGAAACCAATCTTTGGTTGGAAGGTATCTTGTCCGACTGCACGAACCATTTGTAGAGGAACATATGGGCAGTAGAACATACCAGCGTCGTATGGTGAGGTTCCCTTGTAACCGACCATGAAGAAGTCAACGCCTGCTGGAACGAATGGATCGATGTAGACCTTGTAGCGTCCGTTAAGAACACCAGCGAAGACATTACCAGTATCATCAACATTGAGGTTGACATTGAGTGCTGGTGAGATATTTAGGAATCCACCCATTGCAAGAGCAGAAGCAACATCTGCACTGCAAAGGACGAAGTTACCCTTACCTCTACGAGTCTCTTTAGCAATGACATTAGCTTCGCGTTCAATTTGGAACATAAGTCCACGATAACGCTCTGCTGACCAACGACCATCAGAATCTAGTGAGAGATCGTAGCTACCAGTGTACGATAGATCGGCTTGTTGTGAGCCACTCTTAGCAACGGTGTAAACTGAACGGAGAATCTCGCGGTTGATTTCATTGAGAATTTCAACTGAGAGAATGTTTGCAAGCTCTGACTCAGCGTCAAGACCGTGAACTGCTTTGAGGTCTTGTGCAAGTTCAGTGGTGTATTCAGCCTTGAGTGCGCGGGTACGGGCTTGTACAGCGACTCTTTCAATGCTGAATGCCATTTGCTTGAAGTCAGGATCGCCTGCGCCACCACCACCAAGAGCTTCTGCGCTTTGAGTGAGGAATCCACGGAATCTAGAGAATAGATCCTTTCTTGCTGGTGAAGCAGTAAATGAACCCATGCTGTTTCCAAGACCGAAGGGGTTGATATAAGTTGAACCTTCGGTGAGGTTATCAACACCAGTTGAACCTGAAGCACCTGCGAAGGATGCGATTGGCTCATCATACATTGCCTCAAGAACGCCGCCTTGTGTTTCATACTTAGCGCGGAAGGCAAAGATAAGACCAGTTGGTGCAGTCATTGGTTGAACGCTGGCAATATCGTATGCAACGACATTGGGCATTGCGCGACGAACAAGACTGATGAGGATTGGGTCATAACCAGCAAGGTTTCCTTGGGTTCCTGCTGCTTGAGTGACTGAGAATCCTCCACCCATGCTATTAACTGGAGCATCTTCGGTGATGAGTTCTCTGTTTGCTCTCTTTTGGTTCTCAAGAAGAACTGCGGTTGTTCTTCTTCTATGAACATCTTCAATCTTCTCTAATTCGGGATGGTCAATAAGTGGTGACCACTTCTCTAACAATTGATCGTATGGTGTGTTTCCGTTGAAATCCATTTGTGTTTCTCCTGTTTTTATTTATATTAT